GAAGGCTGCTGCTGCTTTTGCCGTTGCAGCTGCTGCTGCCGTTGCTTATGCCGGCAAATTAGCCGTTGATGGGGTCAAATCAGCGATAGAGGATGAACAGGCACAGTTAAGGTTGGCTGCTGCCCTAAAGACCGCCACAGGCGCTACAAATGCTCAAATTGAGGCAACTGAGGACTACATCCGACAGACCCAATTAGCCACAGGCATAACTGACAATGATTTGAGAGCATCGTTCCAGAGATTGTCGGTTTCTACTAAAGACACAACTCAATCCCAAAAATTACTCAACCTTGCAATTGATATATCAAAGGGAACTGGAAAAGAACTTGGCACAGTTGTCGAGGCATTATCAAAAGCCTATGAAGGACAAGATACGAGGTTGGTCAGATTAGGCATTGGTATTACCCAAGCCGATGCAAAAGCAATGGATTTTACTGAAACCACTAAAGTATTAACTAACCTTTATGGTGGCGCAGCAGCTGCAAATGCTGAAACATTCCAAGGCAGAATTGATCGATTAAAGCAAGCATTTGAGGAAGCCAAAGAGGAAATTGGATATCGTTTGCTTCCATTTATTGAAAGATTTGTTAACTTAATTGTTAATCAGGTTGTGCCTAAATTACAAGAATTTGCTAGATACTTTGATCCAATTAAACAAGCCATTAAAGACAACCAAGAAGCATTTGATGCATTTGGCAAGTTTGTAACTGATGTTGTTATTCCAATTTTAGTAACTGGCTTAGGAGCAGCATTAAAGACTATTGGAGTTATTGCAGGTGGCATTACCGACATTATTGGAAAAGTTATATCTGCAATTCAAACAGCTGTTGATAATGCTATATCAGGAATTAATAGGTTGATTAATGCATATAATGCAATTCCTATTTTGCCAAACATTAGTCCGGTGGGTGGAAGTTCGGGAGTATCAACTGCTGCATCAACAGGTGCAACGGCTGCTGCTCAAACTGCCACAGCTGCTCAATTAGCAGCAGGTGCTGCAAGGGCTGGCACTACTGTCAACAACATTACAGTTCAAGCCGTAGATTCTGAGGGTGCTGCTAGAGCTGTTGCAAAGGTCTTAAATCAAAGCGCATCCCGATCAGTTCCACAGTTATACAACAGCGGGATAACTAGGGCTCGATAATGACAGTCTGGACACCTGACTGGAAACTGACTGTTGCTGGAGTTGATTATACCGACATTGCTATAAGCGATATTGCCCATCAAGCCGGTCGAGATGATATTTATGCTCAACCTAATCCATCTTATTTGCAAGTGCAATTGCTTGCCTTATCAGGTCAAACTTTACCTTTTCAAATAAATGATTCTTTAAGTTTGCAAGTTAAAAACAGCACAGGTTCTTATGTAACTTTATTTGGTGGAAATGTAACTGATTTAACTGTTGAGGTTGGCGCAACTGGCTCGATTGCTACTGTTGTGAATTACACGATTTTAGCAATGGGTTCATTAGTTAAACTTGCCAAAGAAATCTATAACGACAGTTTGTCGCAAGATGAGGATGGCAACCAAATTTATCAGTTATTGTCGAGTGTATTGCTTGGTTCATGGAATGATGTTCCAGCAACTGAAACATGGGCAACTTATGAACCAACAATCGTTTGGGCAAATGCGCAAAACCAAGGACTCGGAGAAATAGATCAGCCTGGACTTTACACAATGGAAAATAGGGCAGCAGACCCAGATACTATTTACAATATCGCAAGTCTTATAGCCGATAGTGCATTTGGTTATCTTTATGAAGCACCTAATGGAGATATAGGTTATGCAGATGCAGACCATCGCCAAACTTATCTTTTAGCCAATGGGTATGTTGATTTAGATGCCAAGCACGCATTGGGTGCAGGATTATCTACCATCACAAGATCAGCAGATATTCGCAATGATATTTATATCAATTATGGAAACAATTTTGGATCACAAGAAACAGCATCGAGTCCTGAATCGATTGCTCTTTATGGATACAAATCAGAAAGCATCAATTCGACAATTCACTCAGCTGTGGATGCTCAAGCTGTGGCAGATCGATATATTGCTCAAAGAGCCTTTCCATTAGCAGCTTTTCAATCAATAACTTTTCCAATAACAAATCCAGCAATTGATGACAGCGATCGAGATAACTTTTTGGGTGTTTTTATGGGTCAGCCTTTGAATATCCAAAACCTTCCTGCTCAAATTTCCAGTGGAGTTTTTGAGGGGTATGTTGAGGGATGGAAATGGAGCAGTCGATTTAATGAGTTATTCCTGACCATCAACCTTTCGCCTGTGGCGTTTAGCCAAGTGGCTATGCGCTGGAATACTGTTCCAATCACCGAGGCATGGAACACATTAGATCCAACTTTAACATGGGAATACGCTACAATCGTAGCCTGATAATAGGAGAAAAATGGCAAATACAACGATTTTGGGAATTGAGTTACCAGATGATACCGATTTGGTTAAAGATGGTGCATCAGCTATAAGAACAGTTGGCAACGGCTTTGATGATGCTCTTGCTAAATTAACGCTGAATGCTCAAACCGCAACTTACACAGCAGTTCTAACTGACAATCGAAACAAATTGGTTACTATGTCAGTTGCTTCGGCAAATGATTTTTTAATACCAACCAATGCGAGCGTTGCTTTTCCTGTCGGATCAGTCATAAATGTAATTCAAATTGGAGCAGGTCAAACCACAATTAAAGCAGTTACATCCGGAACAACAACTATTTCCTCAACTGGAGGAACAGCAACTGCGCCGAAATTAAGGGCGCAATTTTCTGCTGCATCTTGCATAAAGGTTGCAACCGATACTTGGTATGTCGTTGGAGATATTGAATAATGATTCCATTAGGAATTATTGCCAGTTCCAAAAGTATGGGTTGGTCGCCAGCTGAATTAACCAATGTTCGTGGTTGGTATGATGCTGCTGATACAACAACCATTTCGGTCAGCGGAAATGCCGTTACACAATGGAATGATAAATCAACTTACGGCAAAAATCTTACGCAATCTACTGCTGGATCAAGACCAACTTCCGGCGTAACAACTTTGAACGGAAAAAATGTCATCACTTTTGATGGTGGAGATTTCTTAGGTGCATCTACCGCATCAGATTGGACATTTTTGACTGATGGCACAGATTATTTAATTGCGTTTGTTGCTAAATTTGGCGTAAGTTCAAATCCTGATACTTATTTTGGATTTATAAATACTAAAAGCGATGCAACAACACCCGGAATGGATTTTTACAGCGATTACAGAGTGTCAAGAAGTAGAATGTCACATATTGTTTACAATGCAAATGAAGCACAAATAGTAAGTAATGATAGTGGAAATGTATTTACTGCAAACGATTGGTTTTATGGTTCTTTGTTTGCAGATCCAAATAACGGCACAGCGGCAAATCGTTCTAAAATTTATTATGAAGCAGGATCGGCTGCCGCAAATAATGCCTTAACGGGAGCCGTATCGGCTGCAGCACCATTGAGAGCATTGGAAGTTGGTCGATACAGTAACAATTTTGGTCATTTAGAAGGTGGAATTGCCGAGATTGTTATTGCTTATGGAGCAGATGCAACAGATGCAAACAGATTATTATTAAATGATTATTTGAAAGCAAAATGGGGTCTATGATGAATTGGTATGAATGGGATTCTTTAGAGGATTTTAATTCTTGGCATGAGGCTTTGTGTGATGAATTGGGTTATCCATTAACACCGGTTAATCAAGCCACAGGTGAGCCAGATGAAACTGCACAAAAAACAACCTCATACACTTTTCATTTTGTAGTAGGCGACAAAGTTATTGCAAAAGTTGATGAACAATATTCAGATGGTTTGACAGCAACTGATTTAAGACCAATTGTGGTTGATCCAGCATAACTTTCATGAAACCTTGGTTATCAAAAGCAGCTGTGCAAATGAGGGAACAGATCGATGATTCCTTCCCAGAGCGTAGCCGTAAGTCTGATGGGTGGATTGGTGATGCTAGACATAGCGCACGAAAAAGCGATCACAACCCAGATGCAACAGGATGCGTCCGAGCAATTGATATTGACGCTCGGCTTTCTGACGACAAAGGGCTTTCAGCATATTTGGCAGATCAAATTCGATCATACGGGAAAACCAATGGTCGCATCAGTTATGTAATACAT